GCATGTTTGAACAAACATTCAGTTCGTTGGCTCAATTCTTTGCCAAAAGATCGGGGATTTCGATCAACCAAATCAACTCCCAAAACTATCAATGGCTTATTGATAAACCGGCATGGCTATCACTGTCAAATTCAAGCGAATATAGAAAAGCAGTTGCAGAAAACCCTGTTCTCAATGGGTGTATTTGTATTTTAGCAAACGCTTCTGCAAATGGTAAAAAGTACCTTGTCGATCTGAATGGAAAAGAAGTGCCATGGTCATCTAATAAGACAGGAGTAAAACAAGCACGTAAACTTTTCGTTGAAAGACCTAATCCGTTGCAATCTGTAAAGGAATTTAACTTTGAACGGACGTATATGTTCTTTACATTTGGAAACAATTACGTCTATCTGAACAATCCGCTTGAAACGTTTGATACAAATTTACTGACTGTTCAAACGATGATGTCGTTACCTTCTGAGTATGTTACTGTTATGCAAACAGGCAAGTTGTACGATCAAGTAGAAATCAAAGGGATCATTGAAAAATATTCGTTGACAAATGTAAGTCCTGCAAGGGAATTTCTTTCAGATAGAGTCGTCCACTTCAATGATGTAAACACATCGGGTATAGGAAATGGAATAGTTGGAACATCAAGGCTTGAAGCACTCCGTTATCCTATAAGCAATACGCAACTTGCATTTGAAGCGATGAATGTTATCCTGAAAAATCGTGGTATGCAAGGAATTATCACTGCAAATAACAAGGATCAAACCGGCACACAGATTCCACTTTCGCCCAAAGCAAAGGAAGAAATTGATAAGACGTTCAAGGAAAGTTACGGACTTAGAGATCACCAAAATCAGTTCATGATCAGTTACTCGGACGTTAATTTCATTAAGACCATTATGAACTCCGAAGAACTTGGAATTTACAAGGAGTTTGCTAACAATGCAATGTTAATATCCAATGGGTTTGGTATTCCGCCTGAATTGTACAAAACGTACATGGCTGGTGCAACATTTGAAAATCAGGTACAAGCAGTGCGTAGATTGTATCAGGACACAGTTATTCCTTTAGTTGAGAATGAAGATCAGTATTGGACAGAAAGATTGAAAATGCGTGACTTTGGACTTGAGTTAAGGACTGACTTTTCACATATCCAAGCACTGCAAGAAGCATTTCAGCAAAAGGCATTGGCATTGGTACAGAACTCAAGGTCGGCTGAATTGGCTTACAACAACAACACGATCACTTGGAACGAATATCGTGTTATGATAGAACTTGAACCTGTGTCTGGAGGCGATGTTTACAAGTATGAAAGAACAGATACCTTGCCGAAAGTTCCTGAAGTAGTTCCACCTGTTACAGAACCAATAGTAGAAACGACTCAAACAGAAGTGTTATGAAATTGGGAAAAATTAACATATCAAGTCAATTGGTCATGGATGAATATTCTAAACTGTCACCATTGTTTAGTAAATTCACTCCTATTCATGTAGAACGTGAATTTAATATAGGAAACTTTATTTATACAGGATTGTCTGACTTATTTGATAATGTTGAACAAGGTCAGATTATTCCGTTTTACAATGTAACGTTAACGAACGAAGAAGATAAAAGCATCACGTTAATAGTCTCAAAAATTCAATGAAATGAATGAAAAGAAAGTACTTACAAAAGCAGAAATCGAAAAACTCCGTAAAGCGAAACAGAACAAAATTGATCAGAACGATTTAGTTAAAAAATAACGCCATGGAAGCAGAATTCACTTACGGTACCAAACAGTTCCCGACACAAAAGGAGTTGTTTGATTTTCTTTTTTTAAACAAGAAGCGACTGATTGCTCAGAAAAGGGCAGTGATGAAAACTGCTGATTGTATTTCATGCCAACCACAGATTATAGTTGAGGAAAAAAGTGGTGAGGCAACGAAAGAAGGAGTTGAACCAACGGATGCAATGTTACCTGAAAACTTGAAAGTAAAGGTAATTATCAACACGACAAATTGGATGGATATGCACAGTGATGTTCACATTCCTGGACTTTGGGGTAAAAGTCTTTCAGAAAACAAAATGATCATGCACTTACAGGAGCATGAAATGGATTTTGAGAAGATTATTGCTGATGGTGCAAATCTTAAAGCATACGTCAAGCCATATACATGGAAAGAACTTGGTTACTCATTCGATGGAACAACTGAAGGTCTGACTTTTGAATCAACCATTGAAAAGAAACGTAATGAGTTCATGTTGAAGCAGTACAAGAACGGTTGGGTTCGTAACCACTCCGTTGGAATGTACTATGTTAAAGTTGACATGGCCATCAACGATGAATCCTATCCAAATGAATTTGACGCTTGGAAAAAGTATTTCCCGATGATAATCAACTCAGAAGTTGCACTTGCAAAAGGATATTTTTGGTATGTCTTGGAAGCCAAATGTATTGAAGGATCAGCCGTACCACTTGGAAGTAATTCAGCAACTCCGACCATGATGGTTGAAGGTTGCGATTCCACTGTAGTAAAATGCACAAATTGTGGTGCAGATGTTATGATCCCGATGGACCAATCTTCAGCATTTTGTACGAAGTGTGGTCAACAGTCATCAAAGGAGCCGCCATCAGGCACTCAAAATAACGAAGAGCCGGATAAGTCCACTCAAAAAGGAATTGATTACAATTATTTATTAACGCATCTTAAAAATTAGAAAAGATGAACCCTGAAATGGAAAAATTACTCGAACAAATCAAGGGACTTATCGCTGATTCTCAAAAGGAGAATGTCACCGAAAAAGACTTGAATGCCAAGATTGAAGCGATCAATAAAGAGATCGGTGAAAAACTTGACAACGCAGGGATGAAAGCCCTGAAGGATAACGTGGACAAATTGGTTGAAGCAACTGCCACCAATGCCGCCGCTATCAAAGCAATGTCTGAAAAGGCCACTGTTGGTGCTACAGAAAAACCAATGTCTTTCAAAGAAGCGTTGATTGCATCTGTTATGGAGAAAGCAAATGTTGCCGGTTTACTTACTGACAAGAACGATGACTATGGTCAACGTAAATCTTTGAAGGAGTATTTTACCGAAAAAGGAAACAATACTTCGCCTGTATTCACAATCAAACAGGCCGTTGACATGTTGGAAAGTTCCATCGTTCAGTCCAACGTTGCCACAGTTCGCTTAACCGAACTTGACCCTCAAAGGGTTGGAATCCCATTGACCCTGTACCCTCACGTAGTTGATTGGGTGCCTTCAAAAACCATCGGCAAACCTTATATGAGCCTTTTGGTTGTGTATTCCTACGAAGATGGTGCTGACACCAAAACTGAAGGTTCTGCTTCCGGTAAGTCAAGTTTCTTGCTGAAGACTGTCGAATTTAAGGCATTCTACATCGCTACATATTTCACGTTGTCTGATGAAACATTGGATGACCTGAACGAAGCAATGGAAGAACTTGCTGTTACTGCTCCTTCCAAAATTTTGGACAAGATTGACGGTAAGATTCTCGGAACTGCCGGTGATGACAGTACTGACATCGCAGGTCTTTTGACTGCCAACAAGAAAACCGATTTTGCAAGTGGAACCACTTATCTGCATTCTGTAGCCGCGGCAACAACCGTTGATGCAATTGCTACCATGAAATTGCAGTGTGAAGTTGGTAAGTATATGCCCGATGCAGTTATCCTTGGTCCTTTGTCTGTTGCACAACTTGCCGCCAAAAAAGACGAGTTGAACAACTCAATTACAGACCGTAGGGTTGTTTTCAATAACATCGGTGAGCCTACCATGATTGCAGGAATGAGAGTTATCAAGACTGCCGCTACTGCTTTTGCAACTGATGCTTGTGTCGTTTGTGACTCCAAGCAACTGATGGTTGGTAAGCGCAAGGAAATGACTATGGAAATTCTGTACAACGGTACAGATGCTACTGAAGGTCAGAAGACCGTTGTTATCAAAGTCCGTTTGGCCTTTGGTGTACGTGATAAAGCCGCAGTTATCTATGCCGCTTCATTGGATCAAGCCGTAACCGATATTGCAATTGTCTAACAGATGAAAAAGCTACTTTGTTTATCACTGTTAGTCTTTGTAGCATTGATTAACAGTTATGCTACGGATCGAACCGGAGCAATAAGGGCGGGATCTTCAATGTTAAGTAAGCCAATGGTTTTCACAGTTGCCGATGCTATTGATGCAAGTGAAACTGTGAACATTTTGGTTGACAATGGACAGAAATATATGCAGTTTCAGACATTCACCGTAACGCTTGATAACATATCAGGAACTGCCGATGTTGTTTGTACTGCCTATGGAAAAGTTCTAAGTGATGGATCGTATGTACAAATTGGAAGTCCGGTTACTCTATCTGCTGATGGAACGGCTACGATTACGGCAACTACACCGATCAATTATAATTTTCTGAAACTTGCTTTAGTAGCCGGTGGTGGAGCGCAGCACAATCACATCACTGCTTTTGATGTCCGTACATCGAATGCTTTTGACATTCCTGCAAACAGTGGAACATTGACAGTATCACGAGCGACATCAGGAACAGTTACCATTACAACCAAGGATAACGATGCAAATGCCGAAACCAATTATCGAGCGGGTGGAACAGGTCCTCTCACGATTGGTGCGGCAACAGGCACAACCGCTATTCTTTCAAGTGATTGGGCGATTGGTGTTACAGGAATTGCTACCAACATGGGAACATACAATGGCCTGACAATTCTGAATGGTATTGGTAGATTAGTGACTACGGCTACTGCATCAGCAGATAGTACGGTTGCAGGATCAAAACTTTCAGCAGTTGATCAGTTCGTTACAGTAACATCGGGTGGTGCAACAAGATGTATAACACTTCCTGCCGTTTCAGCTTCCACGGTCGGTTTAACTATTGAAGGTTGGGTCGGTGCTACAGGATTTGATCTTAGAGTTGCTACTGCAGACGCTATGACTGTTAAATTGAATAATGTAACAGGTGCGGTAGCAGTTGGTGTAGAAGCTGCTATCCCTGCAACGACTAAGTTTAAGGTAGTATGTGTTTCTGCAACTGAATGGAATTTAACAGCGATAGATGAACTTGGTGCAGTAATTACAGCCATAGTTCCTAATCCTATTGAACCGTAAACCATGGACGCAAGATCTAAAAAATCAGGAAGGATATTCACAGGTAAGGTTGCAACTCTTATGCTCCGTATAGGGGTTGCAACTCCAACTGATGTAAGTTATGTTGCTCCAAAGAAGGTTGTTAAAAAAACCGACAAAAAGGCAACTAAGCCAAAGACTCCAAAAGTTAAAAAAGCATAAGCCATGTTTATAGATACCGCTTATTTTGTTGGTGAAATAGTAATCCCGAACATCAAGGATAATACGACCACTTTGACACAGGCAATTGTTCAGTACGAAAAAGAAATCCTGATCAATTTGCTTGGGTATAAGTTGTATTCATTACTTATCGCTGACTTGGATGACGGTATTCCTCAGACTCAAATCTACAAGGATTTGGTTGATGGAGCAGAGTTTACGCATAACTACAGGGGAACAGATTATTTGTTGAAATGGGAGGGTTTGAAGAACACTGCCAAGCAATCACTTATCGCTTACTATGTATATTATCAGCATGTTCAACGTGAAATTACTCAATTGTCTGGTGTTGGTGTTCTATCAATGCCATCAGGAAAGGGCAATCGTGTTTCTTCTGTTAACAAGTTGATAAATGCCTGGGAACGAATGAGAGAATTGTATGGTATCATGCCACCCGAATATAGGAAGTGTTACTCAGGTCGTGTGCCGTTTATCACGATGGGTAATTTTCCTTGTGCAACTTTTAATTGCGACCCTTCAGCTTACAATTTTCTTTTGGCTAATAAGTCAGACTATCCGGATTGGGTATTTACTCCACAATGGAATATTAATGCTTTTGGGATATGAGCGCAGATTTCAGGTTTTTTCCGCAGTTGTTAGGCGAAGTTGTTGACATGGTTCGTGCAGAGTACGATCCAACAGACGGCTTATTGCCTTACTATTCTTATGGAACGTACCTTGAACTGTTAGAAAGATGCAAAGTGATGGATAACAACCAAGTCGAAAAGTACCCTCTTATTTGGCTTGTTTGGGATGGTAACGACAATCAGATCAAATGGACTGAACCCTACATTTATTCGTATTCACCAACTGTCTACATCATTGGTACTACCAAGGATGAATATACGACAGAAGAAAGGTATGAAAACACTTTAGGATTGATTCTGTATGCAATTTTTGATCTTCTTGTTGACAACATCACGTATCACAAGAACATTTCGTACCCTGATTCATTCAAATATCCGGTAAACGATCATCCTTTTTGGTTGAATAATGCCGAAGGAACATTTGATGTACTTTCTGCTATTCAAGTAAAATTTGAAGAATTAACAATGTATAAAGATTAGAAAATATGAAAACGTTCAAATTTGCCGGTAACGGCTCCTCAAAGGATTTTCTGAAAGATGTGAGGGGTCTGATTGTTACCTATAAGAACACTACTCAATCAGTAGCCGCCGCCAAAACTTTGGCTGGATGGCAAGCACTGATCAATCCTGCAACAAATTCCGCTATCACAGGAACGTACATCGACCTTGCAAGAGGTTTTGAACTCAGTACCGTTCAGCCTGAAATGGTTACTTCCAACACAGGATTCAAGGAAAAGACAAAAGACTTTGCTCCTGAATTTAAGGGGTACGGTTATATGTCATACGAAGACTACAAAACGTGGTTTGCGGCTGATGGTAAGGAATTGGATTTTGTACCTGTCATGATGGATGGTAAGTTGATGACTCCGTTCACAAGTGCAGGACTTCAAGTAGGCTTCGCAGGTCGTTTGTTTGTCCAATACGATCTCCCAAAAGCCGGTGGTGCTGAAAAGCAGAAAGCAACTGAGATCACTGTTATCTTTGATGACGTTGAGCAGATCAAAGATTACCGTATCCTTGAGACAACGTTCACTCGCAAAGAGTTGGAAGCGCTTGTTCCTGTAGGTCTGAAGTTGGAGATCATTACTGCCTATGAAATATCAGGTGGAACTGTTATCGTTAAGGCAACGAAACGTGTAACAGGCGAACCATACGCAGGGTTGTCAACCACTTCAGAATGGGAAGTTGTTTCGCTCAGTGCTGATACAGGTGGTGCAGTTACAACCGTTTCTGCCACAAATGCCGCACTTGGATTGTACACTCTTACTGTACTTAACGGTGCCGCAAAACTGACAGGGCCATTTGAAATTCAGGGCAACAAGGTTACTTCAAGTCACGTTGTTTACCTGACTAATGTTTTAACTATTCCAACTCCGTAAGCCATGCAATTCGGAAACGTAAGTTTTAACCCTGATGTTAACTGGTCTGAATGGACATGGGATCAGTTCATGGATTTGTATAATTCAAGTCTGAAGGGTGAAGTAACCGACACTCCTGAAGAAGTTGCAAAAGTTTTGGGAGTCAAGGTTCCGGTACAGAAACCAAAGAAAGATGTTGTGTAATTAAAATAGGGTGGTTGTTGATTCAGTCACCCTTTTTTTTTCATTAAGCCATGTTAGAAGAATTGTCACAGAAGTCTAATCAGTA